CTATGTATAATAAGAAAAGCCCCCTTTCGGAGGCTTTCTGATAGAAAGAGAACGGCTGTTATGCTTCTCTGTTTGATGCGATCATAAGATCGCGGACTCTATTCATAAATGTATCCGCATTTGCATCGTTTTCGAGTTCTAAGACTCTGTTTAACGCTTCCATGTAGACAGTCATTTGAGTGTATTTTTTACGAACCTCCCATAGTTCGTGGTTCTCAAAATGATTGTCAGCGTTAGTTTGGTTTTGTGTACCCGGCTCGAAAGTTCCTTCTATCGGGTACTGCTCCTTAAGTGTTTTTTGCTTCGCCATTATCTTGTGTTTTATTGGTTAATTCCTGTTCCGCAGCTACTTGCTTTTCAAGTTCGTCTATATCAGACTTGTGCTGCATTGTAAGTTCTCTGTATTTAGCCAGGGCATGAAGTTTGCCTACCTGATCCATCATGAAGAAATCATCTTCTAAGATGCCTTGTTCAGAGTAGTACCCTGCTGCCTGGTCTATTGGATGTCCCATCCTTAGCATATTAAATGCTTCTAATGGCGACCTGGTCTTAACGACCATCGCCAATTTTGGAGAGTTGTTAACCTCCGGTGTTGCAGTTCCTTTTCTCATATTAATCGTGATTGCGCCTACGGCGATTTTTTAAGTTGTTGTAACGATTTTCAGCTCCCATTCTGGTGATAGTATCCGGATTAAGACCTTCCTTAAGTAATTCAGCCTCCTGCTCGTCGTGCTTGGTCTTTGACATCTTCGATACATACGCCTGTTTAGCTTCAATTTCTGCTTCTGAAAGGAACTTTTTGCGATAATATCTAGGTAAACCCACCTTAGTGCCCCTCTGATTGACGACTGTATTGTTTTCCGGTCTTCTAATGTGGTTAACGAATTCCATATCGGCGACACATAAACCGATGCCTTTGGACATAAAAGAAACCTCCGGTTGTCTGTCTTGATCCCTTTCTTTTGCATCATTTTTTAGCATGTATTTTAGAACGTAGTCAATACAATTTATAGTAACTGGTCTTGGGTCAATGTCAACCCTACCGAACGCCTCTCCTGGCTCATACACACCTTTCGAGATACGCACTTGCTTAGCCCAAGCAAGCATACAATTATTAATATCCCTAACATTGAATAGAATATAGTGCCAATGCGGACGGTCTCGGAAGTCTCCATATTCGATTGTGGCGTAATATTTGAGTTGTCCGGTTTCCAATTTAGTTTGTGAACCCGTCCGTTTGAATTCGTCCATCGATATAACTTCCGTCTCTTCATCTTCGTAATATTTGAGCCATTTTATAAAGTGCTTGTGATCGTTTTTGTTTGCACAATATCCATTATCATCGTAGGGTACGAATTTATCATTATATGTCAGCGTAACGAAATACGCCGAGAAAGATACCCTTAGTTCCTCTGATAAGCGAAACGACCATTGTCGTTTTCTTTTTTGTAGACAAGGCATACATTTTCCGCATCCTGCCGGCCACGCATAGTGCCATTGTCCATCTTCGTATTTAGGCACATCATACTTTATCCATGTAGGTGAATCACACTCCATAATGCCATTCTATTGATTTCCATATATCATCTTCTACAAACCTCGGTATTAGTTGTTGAGGGATTGGCCATTGCCAATCTAATTCATCGATAGGCTTCGCCATGATACCGCATTTCCTGAATGCATAACGATAAATATCTGATATGAATTCTCGTTTATTACTGTTCTATAAATATCCTCCACTATGTAGTAGGTAACCCGTACTTAGGTAACTGACGAAGAACTTCAATTCCTACATAAGCATGTACGAAACATTCATGTTCTCCTGCTTCAGCGTCAATATTAAACACCCTACCTACATCCGGTGTACATGTAATGAATTCAGAATTCAGTACTACGTCTGCTGCTGCAACGAATTTACGGCCCAAGTGAAAGGATTCCCATAGCGTACGCATTTGGCCGGATACGATGTCATTTGAATAACGTTCCCAATGGTATTGTGGAACGTAACCAAATATCTCGTCATTCCATGCGATGTCTGCATCGTACCAAGAGAACCACACATCCTTATTTCTTAACGGCTGATCTCCAATAAGTGCAAATTGTTCCCACATGTATGACATTTTACTGTCCCTTACCCATAGTCTATCCATACCTGAATAGTAAGATGCTTTTGGATACACTGTTAGTATTGGTATTACTACGCCATAATCAGGCGCAGTATACGAGAATCCCGGTGTAGTATCTCTTACCATAGCCTTACCTGCATAATCTCCAACTAGTTGCTCCCCGGCTTCTGCTGTTGACATTACGTCAGATATTACTACATTTCCGGTGTACCCACCTATCCATACAGGCCTATCTATCATTAATGGGTTTGGATCCCATCCAAAATACCTTTTTACGAAATCTGACCATCTCATATCTACATCCAATGTTCCGGCACCTGCCCTTGTTGCTCTTTCAAGGAATTCCGTCATATCCTTAGCATAACGAAAATCTCTTATTGTTGATGATAACTGCAATACAGCATTACCATTAGAAGACGCAAACAGATTACCACTATTTGCTACAAGAGATACATTTGGTACTGGTGTCCCATCGACTAAGAACATCTTTTGAGGTATAAATTCCCCTGTTACTGGATCAGTTGAAAATGAAGGTATCAATATATTTTCACCCTGTTGTGGTGTAAGTGTTGCTACTGTATAGTAGTCTCTTGGCCAGTTCCGACGTAGTGTTTCCATACCTGGTAAAATAACCTCCATTGGTGCTGTATTATCACCCGGTGTTAAATCAAACTCCTGTGAACCTTGTATATTAGTATTCCTGAAGTACCAAAGCCATATATTATAATATGCCTTTGGTGCTATTGGTGATATTTTTGTTGAAGCTATAAGTGTACCTGCACCTGGAGGCGCATTAAATCCCAAATAATTCATAACTCCATCCGTAGATACAGCATGTGCCCTTTTATAATTAAACCACGCCCATGCTACTGATCCTGAATTCGGGTCTTGTTTAATAAATGACTCGAATGATTGATATTTAGAGTCAGAAAATAACGACTGTGTTCTGACATAGAACCAATCCACTGTAAAGAAGCATTGGTGCATGATTGGAAGATAGAGCGCAGCAAAGCGCATCATCAGTTCCATCCTTAATTTACAAAATTCACCAGGATATAGCTCTTTTACTGCCATAGGCACAAGTTTTCCCATAGTGAGAGTTGTCTTGTGGTTGAATGAGAGGTCAACCCAATTTTTGGGTGCATGCTTCTCCATTCTTTCAGGGATTGATGATCCTGCTCTAATTGCCATAGTTAACGACGTTTTGTTGCTATTAATACGATTTTTAAAAGTGCTGATATCCAATCCGGCATATCATCCAGATCTTCGGTAAGTTCCTGATTCATTTTTTCCTCGAATCCCCTTATATTTTTTAGCTGTTCCATTAATCCCGCCTGGGCTAATAGATTTTTTATTTGTTGCAGAGCTTTATTAAGTACTGCTTTTTTTGTTTCTAGAGGTATCCCTTCGGCGAATGCCTGATTCTCTACATCTAACTCAATTTTCTTGAGATCCTTTTCATATGTTTTTAAGAATGCTTCCGCTACCTTTTGATCTCGTTCTGCAATCATTTGAGTACCTCTATTATTGTACTCCGATCCGTCAGATTGAATAACTCCTGACATGAGATCTTTTATTTGGTTTTCTGCCTCTATATTCGATGCTTCCGCATTTACTTTTCTTGCTGACGCCTTATGAGATTCTCCCTGAAGTTTTGCTGCTGTACCCAAATGTGGGTCTATTGATAATTGAGGTACATTTGATTGTGTTGCTACCTTTCCTTGATACATATAGGATAATGGTAAACCTGCTTTTTGTAATCTCCTTTTTTGTGCTAATGGTGAATTGTAACTGTTTGCGGCCATAGTATTACCTATGCCGAATAATGCCTGAAGTGCTGATGCTAATAATGTACCTCCTAAAATTCCTATCAGTATTACTGGCATGGTATAAATGTATTATAATTTTCTCTCCAAAATTTAAAGTAATACGAATAGGTCATTTTATACTTTGTCGTATAATGCCACCTTTTTAATTCGCATAACCTTGGTTCCTTTTCTATTAAATCTAGCAAACTAGTTTGCATTTTTTATTTTTTTATTTGCTGAATAAGTGCAAATTTTTTGGCCTTTGAAAGACGAGATCATCAAAGGCCCTGAAAAGGTATTAACCTTTTTTAATATATGGTACTATGTCCCATATATTTTTTATTGAGTTGATACTCAATTGTTTTTAACTCTCTGATTCTCAGAGAGTTATTGTTTTTTATTTTTTTTCATTTTTTTTTCATTCTTACAAAAAAAATGTTTTTTCCCCCACTTCCAGACGACTTGTGTTAGCAGAGTAGTACGTTCAGGTGTGCGCTTCGCTACGCTTCGCTTCGACCTTCACTGGCTACTAAGCTAACAGTCTGCTGTCTGTCGCTACGCTCGGACGAGTGTAAGTGGGGGTCTCGCTCCTGCCCTTTCCGCTGTACTTCGTACAGCTTTTGGTCAGTAGCTTTTTTGATCTTCCTGGGCAGGAATGATCTGTTGTTGTTTTTTTGGCTTCGCCAATTAACGGACTTTGGTCCTGTTTGTGGGTCCCCCCCCCCACTGATTTTCCTCACTTTTTACTTAGCGTTTCGGATTGTGTGCTTCGCACAATGTAGCCTGGTGATAGTGAAGCCTACCCCTCTCCCTAACTGCCCCGAAAAGGGGCAGCCAGGGGCCCGGAGGGGATCGGCCACTTTGCCGGCATTGTTTTTTTAGCTACCGCATATAATAAGCCCGGTCCAAAACATATGTTTTGGACCGGGCTATGTATAATAAGAAAAGCCCCCTTTCGGAGGCTTTCTGATAGAAAGAGAACGGCTGTTATGCTTCTCTGTTTGATGCGATCATAAGATCGCGGACTCTATTCATAAATGTATCCGCATT